TCGGTGACCAACGGGGTGACTCCGGCTCGCTCAAGGGTCTGCGCTTTCTGCGCTGCCTTGCCAAGACCCTCACCAATAGCCCCGGCGACGCTCCCAATGGCCTGCGGAGCGCCTGCGAACCCACCTGCCCATCCAGCCTCCGTCAGTGCGGACATCGTGTCGGTGACCTTTCCCTCGATGGCACCTCCAGCGAGGCCTCCGGTGGCTCCGGCGGCGAAATTTTTGCCGATGGTGGTCATCGCGCCCGCTCCTTTGAGGTACGGAACGGAGCCGCGGACGGCGGCACCGGCGATCTCACGCGGACGGTACTCGGTTCCCTCAGCCAATTTCTCGACCGTCTGAGCTCCCGCCTCACCCAGACCGGCTCCGGCAGCTCCGGCAGCCATCATGACAGGAATGCTGGCTCCTCCAGTGGCCAATCCGGCCGCCACGGGCACGCCGACGCGCATCGCGGTCTTGGCGATCGTCTTTTCGGCCTCGGGACTGAGCGGGCCACCACCGCCGCGCATCTCGCGCAGCACCTGGATGCGCTCTTGGCGTTCGGCAGCCTGTTGGTTGGCGAGCTCACGCTTCACCGTCGCGGAGATCACCTGCTCAGGGGTTCCATCCGGGAACTCAAGTGTCCCAAGACCTTCTACATCGACTTCAATGGCCATGTTATTGGATGCGGTTTCCTTCCTGATCGAAGCTCATTCTGCCCTTGCCACCCGGAGCGGTCTCTCCCGCGCCCGGGCGCTTACCGATCTGAAGGCCACTGCGAGCCTTGAGCCAAGCGTTACGTGCCTCCTGGGTGCGTTTTTCGACGCCCGCAGGCACTTGGATGCCGAAGTCCTTGTAGTCCTCCTGCACAACGTCGCGGCTGAAGACTCCATCGAGGAACTTGATCATGCGGTTGAGATACGCAGCCTCGTTCGGGTTACCGAACTGGCGCATGGCCGATTCCCGCTCAGTTCCGGTGAGCGAAGCGCCGAACAGGTCTTTGCGGGTGCCGGCCACAACCTCCTCGAATTGCTGCACGATGTCGTTGAGCAGGGCGACGTTGGGGTTCTCGGCTCCGTACTTGTTCTGGACTCCGCGGAGCCAGCTGTTGAAGGCGTTGAAGTTCTGCTGAGACACCTTGGATAGGTCCTCGTTCTTGGCCAACTCAGCCACGCTTCCGGCCAGCCGGCTGGCTTGGCCAAGCATGTTCGCGTGCTTGGTGAGCTGCTCGCGTTCCTTGGGAGTGGCAACGCTGGTAACGCCGGCGATCGTGCGATTGCGGGCGTCCTTCTGAGCGTCGTCCGGGAGCGAGTAGAACATCTCCTGGAGCTTCGACTGATCCGGAGCTTCCTTCTGAGCTTCCTGCATGAACGACTTGATCGCTTGCTGCTCCTTGCGCTGCTGCTTCTCCCAGTTGGATTGCCGGGTCTTCTCCCGGTAGGCCGTGGAAGCCGGCTCCTCTGCGGCGATAGCCTGAGCGGCCGTCATGCCGCCGATGTTCATGTCGGCAGGCAGCTCGCCCTTCTTCTGGAGATCGATGAGCGTGGCCTTGGCGACCTCACCGCGCTGCTCCATCGGGATGGCGGACTGCATCTTGATGTCCTGGGTGCGGCGCATGGCCTCCAGCTGGCCCGGGGTGGCGTTCTCCGGGATCTGGACGCCTTGTCCGCTGAGGAACTGGCGATTGGCCTCGGCGTCGAGACGCTGCCTCTGCGTGAGCTCAGCACCACGTCGAACCATCTCAGCCTGAGACTCAGAAGCGGCGGTCTGGAAAGCAGGCTCAGCCTGATACTGGGACGGCCCCATGGTCTCCCCGTATCCGAACACGCGTCCCTCGGCGGCGGCGACTTCTCGGCGGAGCTTCTTCTTGTTGAAGTCGGCCATCCTCTCCTCAAGCGTCTTTCCTTCGAGGGTGCCCACGCCTTGCTGGAGCGCGTTCATCATCAGCTGGCGCTCAATCGTGCGCTGCTCATCACGCTTCTGAAGCTCCTCTTGAAGCAGTGCCTGACGGGCCTTGTTGCGCTCGCGGATCTGCTCGTTGGTGCCGGTGAATTCACCGATCAATCCGCCCGAGAGCATCGTCAGTCCTTTGAGAAACGGATTGATGCGCTGAGAAGCGGCACCTTCGAGATTCACGGTGTAATTTTGCGGTTCAGCCATAGATCGTTAGCTCAGTTCGTTGAGGATAGACCGACGAGCCATGCGTCCTCCCATTCCGCGCATCGCGGCGGCGAGGATCTGCTCAGGATCGTAGTTGATGTCTCGGAATTCACGCATGAGCGCCGCCGGTGCCTTCCGGGTGATCTCGGTGGGCACGGTGGGGAGCTCCGGCATCGGTGTCGGTGTAACTGGCCTGCTGATGACAGAATCACCGAAGATCGTGATCGGGACACGAGGGGTCGTCGGAGTCGTCGGAGTGGTAGGCGTCTCCGGGGTAGTCGGAGGCGTCGGAGTGACCTGCGGATTCGGAGTGACGATCGGCTGCTGGGTGATCGGCTGAACTTGGGTCACCGGAGTGCTCTCGACCGTCTCCGGAGGAAGAATGATCGTCGGCTTCTGTTGCTCTGGTAGGACATTAGATGTCCCACCCGGGGTCACTACGGCTCCGTCGTCACGCGTGTAGGAATCACCCCTGGGAGGGTTCGCGTAATCCCAGTCGCCCTTCCTCCAGTTCCAGACATCTCCGGTGTCGTTGACGATGTAGTCTCCGACGCGGGTGCCCGGCATCTTAGGAACAGGGTCTCCAAGTCGAAGACCTTCAAAACCAGGAAACACCTCGTCAGCCGAGTAAGGAGTCTGAGACCCCTGGGACGAAGGCGTCGATGGGCCAGCAGGGGGCGAAGGCTGAGAAGCTCCGCCGCCGCCGCCGCCGCCTGAAGGCTGTTCAGTCGGCAACGGAGTGAACGTCGACACGTTGCTGAGATCCGGCGTCAACGTCTCAACTGACTCAGGCTTCGGGGTAGTGGGCTCCGGTGTCGGACGGTAGACCTCCCACCACTTGGTCGGAGCGCCAGTATAAGGCGTCGTCTCAACCGGGGCGGGAGCGGGGGTGTAGTAGCTCAGCGGATCGACAGGCGCGATCGCATAACCGGATCGGGTCACGGGACCGAACGTCGGTTGAACCACCGGAGGGGCGGGTGTTTCGCCGCCTCCGATGAGCCAGTAATTTGATCCGGTGTCGGTTGCCATAGATCAACCTCCAAGATTGAAACCGCCCCTGCCATAAGCCGATCCAAGATTCGAGATTCCGCTCGCAAGCCCTTGGAAAACCGCCAGCGGAGAACCAGCTTGAGATGCCTGAAAAGCATTCTGAGCGTTCTGAAGCGCAAAGCTCGAACCCATCTGCATGAGCTGAGCGGGATTTGCCTGCTGCATCCCCTGCATGAGCTGAGGAGCAGCGAACGGAGAAGCGCCCTGCTGGAGACCACCAAGCTGAGCGGCCTGAGACACGATCGGCTGAAGTCCCAGGGCGGACTGGATATTGGCGATGTTCTGTTGACCAACATTCTGTCGCTGCTGCTGCGTGGCCATCTGGCCGGCAAAGGTCTGCTGGAGAGCCGTGTTCCGCTGGCCGGTAGCCGCGAGGATGTTGTTGAACGCCTCCTGCGCCTGCCGGTTGGCAACGTCGCTCGTGGTCTGACCGCTCTGGAGCAAGCCAATGGCCTGCTGGCGGCGCTGAACATCCGCGTTGGCGATCGCCTCGTTGACGGCGCGGGCCTCGCGGAATGCAGAAAGATTGCCGAGAATGTTGCCAGTGGAAGTGCCACGGGCACGAGCGGCCTGCTCAGCAGCCCGGATCATCGTCGGGTCCAACGTGCCCGCCTGAGCGAGCCCAGCGCCAATCTGGCGTTCGAGATCGCTTCGGATGGACTGAGCGTACCCCGTGTCCTGCGGCGCGCTGGGGAGGCCAATGCGCTCGTAGGTGGGGGCTTCCGGAACAGACGGGCCCCCAGCCTCAGCGCCTTGAGGAGTTCCGATGTCCTTCAGGAACTTGTCATAGAGCTGGTATCGGGTCGGATCGAGAGCTTCGAGCTCAGCGCGGCGCTGCTCAGCGAATTGGGTTCCATACTGTTGAGCGGCTTCCAGCTGACGCTGGGCCTGAATCGGGGCGAGATCGGCCAAAGCCTGACCGATCGCCTTTGTCTGAGCGATGTCTGAGGTCTGAGTAAAATCGTAAGGAATGACCTTTCCAGAAGGAGTGGTAATACTCCCCTTGGTTCCCATGCGTGATGCAGCCTCGATTTCACGCTGGAGCGGAAAGGTTTCGATCGAGGCCATCACGGCCTCACGATTCGCCGCAGCGATGTCTGGTGCTTTATACGTTCCGCCCATATCAAATCCTGTTCATGAGAAGTGTGTGATACCGCTCAAAATCGTACAAACGGGAAACGCCTTTCCGCAGCCCTCCCAGCCTCGTGACCCGAGATGAGCACTTGTTCTTCATGGCCATCCACAATGTCTGGACAGCCATCGGCTTGCTGGTCGCCACCACTTCGATCCAGGCGATGTGCCCATTGGGATCGTTGGCATAGAGATCTTCTGCCTCTTCGACAGAGTTCAGGAAACGGACAGCTCCGACACCGCAGCACTCTCCGTTCTCATCCAGCACAATCCCGATCAGCCTCTTTGCGTTGAAGATGCCGATCCAGTTGAGGATCTGGTCATCCGTCCACGAGGAGCACGTGGCCCACTTCTTTCGCAGGAGCTTGGCCGCAGATATGGCCGTAGGATGTGCTGTCATTGCTGAGGACGCACGGAATCGACGAATCCAGAGAGGATCGTAGACTGGAGGCTCAGCCGGTTCCCGTTGGTGGTGTTGACCTTGAACTGAATGCTGTTCCAGCGTCCTTTGCTGATCAAGTTGTGCGCGATCAGGTACTTCTGAGAGTTTGGGATGCTGATGGCCGGGTCGATGGTGGTGAACGTCCCGCTCATGTTGGTCGAGTAGGACAGGGCCGCCCCGATGTTGAGTGTCGGGTACGGGTTGTCGAAGGCCACTTGGATGCTGTATCCGATCTTGTCTGGGATCGGCTCCCCGAGGTTGTACGCCTTGGTGACGACAGAGGACTGGTAGGCGCTGCCGCCGTCGAAGTAGGCGGAGTTCTGCACCGGGTTGAGACGGGTGTTCGGCAAGTAGTCGTTGAACGACCACACCTGACCCGAGGCCGTGGTGAGCGTCGAGATGCCGCCGGCGAACATCAGCACCGGACCATAGGCGCTGAAGCTGGTCGGGATGAAGTCGTTGACGATCCAGTTGTCCCAGTAGCCCAGCCACGAGCGGGCCAACGAGTGGTAGACGATGACCGCGTTGTTCTTGGTCGGGATGACGCCGTTGGTGATCAGCGGCACCGCGAGCATGTACCGGTTGTTCCAGAACACGCCGTCGCAGAGGTCGAGCTTCGACTTGTCGATGCGGCTGATCAGGTCGTTGATCGGGCTGCTGAGCGCGAGGCCAACGCTGGTCTGGGTGCCCGCTTGGATCTGCGCCATCGAGCGGATGCCGTCGCGCGACAGGAAGAACACGTCAGCGCCCACCGCGGTGATCGAGCGGTGCGAGGAGCAGCCGATGTTGCCCGAGACGAGTGTGATGACCCAGTCGGCAGGATCTTGCGTAGGATCGGCATCCACGCTCCAGATCGAGCGTTCCTTGAAGACGAGGAGCTTGTACCCGAACCACGAGTAGAGGCCCTTGATCGGATCACCGTCGCCACCAACTCGAATGGAGCCGAGAGGGTCCCATGACTCGCCATCGAGGATGTCCGAGAAGTAGAGGGTGTCGGGCTGGATCGTGGTATCGGCTGAAACGCACCAGAGCCGGTTCGTATGGGTGGTGAGATAGAGCGGCTTGGCGGGTGCGGCGAGAGATACGAAGGCCACTGCATGAGCGCCACCGCCGCCACCAATGCTGACCGTTGGTGCCGTGGTGTAACCGCTTCCGGGGTTGTCGATGCGGATGGACAAGACGTTGCCATCGAGACCGCAGATGGCCGTGGCTGTAGCCGTGACACCGCTAGGAGGAGCCGAGATCGTAACAGCGGGAACTGTGGACAGGTTCGAACCCTGATTGATCACGTCGATGCGGCTGATCTTGCCGGCCGTGATCGAGGCATTGGCATTGGCGCTCGTGACATAACGCAAGGCGCTATAGCCGTCCGCGTAGAAGAGCTTGTCGTTGAGCTGGGCGAAGTAGACGTAGGTCGAGAGCGGATCGATCGTGGACGAGGCGATCTGGTTGTACGTGGCTCCCGGGGAACCGTAGTAGAGCGTCTTGGTAGAATTGTCGACCGCAACAACGAGCCGTTCCGATGCCGCCGTGTCGAAGTAGAAACCGGAGAACACGCTGGCGTTGGTCGGGAGGTTGCTCCCGAAGTACGATGTCAACGCATTCCAGTTGGTGACGATGCTTTCCCAGTTACCAGCGACAGGATTACCCGCGAGCGAGATGGTGCCCAGACGCGTGACAAGGTTGCCGAAGTCATCGTAGTCCATGTTGATGGCCGACTCCATGCTCGTGGCAGGAATGGCATCAGGGCGGGTGGACGAGATGACTCCAGTGGAGAACCCGGTGCTTCCATCCAGAAGCATCTGGTCATCGAGCGCGTCTGAGGCTTGGAAGGGCATTAGAGGATGTCCTGGAACGTGTAATCGTAGAGGCTATCCGGGATGATGCGGCTGATCTGCTGCTGCTGGCCACGCTCCATGTCCTTCATGATGGAGACCTGGGCGGCTCCCTCCTGGAACTTGGCCTGCGCCTTACCGTACTGGCGGGAGTATTCGAGAAGATCGCCTTCGGTGTAGGCCATCAGTGCGTTCTCGACTCCGCGCAGTTCGAAATTGGTGTCGTTGGTGATGGTCTGGGCCTCACCGAACTGCCGCATCTGCGACTGCTTCTTGCCTAGGATGAACAGGGTGCCGTTGGCGTTCGGAGTCGGCACGAGCTTGATGCGCGGCACACCGGCCTGACCGTAGGTGGCTCCGAGAACACGAGCCCAGTTCACGAAGTTCCCCGGGGTGGACTTCCGGCTGTCGACGTTGTTCCACACGTTGGGATCGAGCTGGAAGAACGAGACCCACTCGGCCGCCGGAACCTCGATTCCGTCGGTCTCGCCGTCGATCGTGAATCGGCAGGCGACGGGAAGGTCCAGGAACATGTTGAGCCCGGTTCCGGAGGTGTACGTGGCGGTGACGTAGTCCGAGATGGTGACGAGCTCCTGACCGTCGGTGACCGCGGTGGAGACGACCCCGAGGGTATCGTTCCACAGGCACGAGTCCCAGATCATCGAGTAGCGACGGATGCAGAACTTCTTGGCCAACGCGAGCGTGGCCGCATCCGTGAACGAGAGCTTGTCGCAGGCCGCTTGGGCTACTTCGGAGGGTTTCATGCGAAGAACTCTTGGAGCGTCATCGAGGAACTTACCCGGGCGATGGAAGGTGTCGTCAGATTGCCCGCGTTTGCCGACGGGCAGGTGTTCACGATCAACGTATCAGTCAATGATGGCGAGAACACATGAACCTTGTACGTCGCAGCAGAAGCCGTATTCGGGGTATCCAAGAACTGGAACGTCACGTTGTTGAGCAGATTGGTATCTGCATCGTTGTAATAAACGATTGGAGCAATACCGGACAGAGTTGCTCCAGTGTTGCTGTTTCCAAGCTCTGTGACAGTTGCGCCAATCGTCCTGGTTAACTTGAATACAGCGTAATAGGACCAGTTGCCTGATGTCTTCTTGGAGTAGTTGATGGATACCGTCACCAGCACCAAAGACCCACTTGATCGCGGGGTGATCGACGTGGTGATCGCGCTGACCTCGACACCTGGAGAAGACGTGGTGGTGGGATATTCCGCAGTTCCACGGAACATCGTCTGCTTGATCTGCGGAGCGTTGCTGGCATTGATGCCGAACACGCTCGCGTTGACCAACCTGAGCTTGGAATCGGTCGCGTCTTTGATGACCACCTGATCGGCTGCAAGATCGACCGTAACAGGTGAGAGATTCGGGACGGTGATGTTGTCCGAATTGAGCGTCAGCGTATCGGCAGCAGCATCACCCAGCGTGGTGTTTCCGTTGGCGGTCAGGTTGCCATTGAGCGTGGTCGCGCCAGTAACCGTAAGCGTACCACCTACCGTGGCCGCGCCGGTGACACTCGCGCTTCCGAGGGTGGCCAACCCCGACACTCCTAGGGTGGTGCCAATCGTGGCAGCGCCGGTAGTCGAGAAGCTGGAGAACGTGGAAGCTCCGGTGACCGCGAGCGTGCCGGCCACAGAGGCGCTGGAGCTCATCGTGACCGCTCCGGTGAGTGTGGAGGCCCCCGTGACGGAAAGCGTGCCAGGAACGGCAAGCCCGCTCGAAAGCGTGACGGTTCCGGTGACGGTCAGGTTGCCGCCCACCGTCGCGTTGCCGCTGGTGTTGAGCGACGTGAGCGACGTGGCCCCGGTGACCGCCAGGGTTCCACCGACGATGGTGTTGCCACTGACTCCATCGACCGAGAACTTGTTGGTTCCGACCGAGAAGTTGCCCGAGATGTTGACCGCAGTGGTCGAGAGCTGGAGCGCCGAATCGTTGCCGGCACCGTCGCTGATCGCCTTCAGGATCGCCGTCAGCGTGGCGTTGTCGGTGGTCTTCAGCAGGCCAGTGTAGGTGCTGGCGACGGTACTGCCTGTGAGTGGTGTGCCCATACTATTCTCTGGGAGGTAGTGCGTACCAACCCTCTGGAATTGTCACGCGGTTTCGACTCCTGACGATCTTCCCCTCGGCGTCTCTGGCCCACACGTGAGCCTTCACGCTTTCACCCAGTCTGACGGGTTGGCCCGGTGGCACCATCACCACTCTTGTTGGGGCGCAACCCGGCAGCATCAGCGCGAGCCAGGAGATCATCACGCAAACGATTGTCTTTCTGTCCGTCTTCAAGGGTCTGGTCCTTTCTATCGATGAGTTTGTCGAGCACGGCCGAGGTCATTGCCTTGGCGATTCCGGTGGTGATTGGGTCCATAAATGGAAAGGCCAGCGGATGTTACCTCGCTGGCCATGGTGTTCATCCCCGGGTTGATCTCAGAGCTTGGGCTCCTTGGAATCAACGGGCTTGGCGTCTCGGGCGGCGATCAGGCCGACTCCGATGGTGATCTGAGCGACGGTCTGCGCGAGGTCGACGTTGGTGGAGGGGTCTCCATCGAACACGGCTTTGAGGGCCGCACCGATGGCGACGAGGATGGTGCCGATTCCGGCCAGGGTGGTTTTGATGTTCATCAGTCTTTCTTTCTCAGGAGTCGGTAGAGCATCACGCAGGCAATGATGCAGGTAACGATCGAACCCACGGACGAGGCCACTTCCCCCAGTGGCTTCAACCATCCCATGATCGCCGACAGCAGTCCAGAGCCGATGCCAATGGACCCGTCCCGGATTTCGCTGGTTTGGTTGGTCATGGTCAGCTCAGTGCAACCCTGATGGAGTTCTCGTTGCTGTCGATGAACGGCACCCCGATCACTCGGCCGTCGCCGAAGATCATAGCCACCACCTGCGTGGGGTCGTCCTGGGGATGAACATCCGCGGTGACGACCACCATGCCTCCCGGGATGACATCCGGGTTGACGTCGATGGGCGGCTCGAACGTGATGAGGTTGGTTTCAATGACCTCGGGTTCCGAGGCGACTTGGTCTTCAATCATGACGCGATGGTGTAGAGGATGGTGAATTGCAGGGTGGCCGTGCTGGAGCTGTTGACCCAGAGGTTGCCGGTGGTGCTGAACGGAGTCGCCAGCGTGAGCTTCTGTCGGCCACTCACCACGCTCGCACCATTCACGATCTGGGTGCCCGCGCTCGCGTTGCCGATGCTCACCGTAGCCGATCCGGTCGAGTTCACGATGATGTCCTCGATGATCGCATTGGTGGGGATGGCCAGCGTGCCCAGCATCTGCTGGTTGCCGTTGGTGTTGGTCGTCGCGTAGACAACGGCGGTACGCTTGGGCATCGTGAACTCAACACCGTTGAACATCGTGCCGTGCAGCGCGTTGGAGCTGCGGTCGTAGGCTTGGTAGCCAGCGCCAACCGTGAAGTCCAGATCGACGATTGCGCCGATGCGTGTGATTTCCACATCGTCGATGTAGATTTCGGAGCTGGCGGCGGAACCTCCAAGTCTTGCAAATTGCAAATAACCGTCTCCCGAAGCTATCACTTCAGCGACAGTTTGGGTGTAAGTAGTTGTAATGCTCAACCCCGTTGTCGCGTAAGCTGCTGAGTTTGTGGAAATACCAACGCCAACACCACAGCTTCCACTAGAAGCACCTTTTCTAGCCCAGAAACTAATCCTGTATCGTTTTGAAAGCGTCAAAACCGAATTTGATCCATTCGATGCAAAAAACCCAACATAGCTGCTAGATCCATCCAAAGTGAACTTTCCAGCATTAGTTCCGGTGCGACTGAATGATCCGCTAGTATCAATGGTTGCGGTAGAAGTTCCGCTAACAGAAGTAGACCACGTTCCCGACGCATTCAGCGAATTGGTCTCAAACCCACCGTTTAGAACAGCCGGATTGTATCCAACCACCTGCGTCTGCGTTCCCCACTGATCCGCAGGGTTCACTCCGGTGATTCCAACCTCAATGACATCCGCAGCACTCAGAGCGCGGTTGAAAACAACAGCGCGGAAGATGCGGCCATTAAATTGAGTGCTGCTATTTCGAGCGCCAATAAGGAAGAAGTTGGTGTTAAACGTGTCAGACCATGCAGGTGGAGTTGTTCCACTTGTTCCATCAACATAAGTAGTGTCTACTCCGTTGATGTAAATCTTCACCGTATTACCAGAGCGAGTTACTACAACGTCAACGACTTGACCCGAAAAAGTTGTAGCAAAACCAGATATTCTAGCTGTATGAGTATCTGAGGTTGTTACGCCATATCTAAGAAAACGAAGTTCTCCATTTACTTCAATGGAAAGGAACGATCCGTTTGCATTGGTAGAAGAATCGCTGGTGTTCGCAAATGCGAACATTGCTGGTGCGATTGAATAGTTGGAAGGAACCCGGAACCTGCACCAGACACTGAAGTCACCCGTGCCAAGAGCTTGGCAAGGTGAAGCAATACGGGTTGGAGTTGCCGTATTACCATCAAACGCCACCGCAGCATAATCGGAAGCCGCAGCGCGGACGGCGGACCCGACAGCTCCCGGAATCGGGCCGTTGAAGAGCTCCGTGCGGGTGATCTTCCGCGTGGTGGAGGCGCTATTCTGCCAGATCGGGAGCTGGTCGGCCGTCTGGTCGACGTTCGCCCCGGTGAGTGCTGACAGTCCGTTGATTGTTGAGTCGGGCATATCTTATTGGAGGGTGATGAAGAACCGATCTCCGGAGGCGTTGATGGTGAGATACTCGGCTGCGCCGTTCCAGAGGATAAAGCCGCTCGTGTCGGTGCCTCCACCGGACCCGGACGCTACGATCCTCGTTCCAAGACTGATGGGTCCCATATCAGGAGTTGATCACGCCGTTGTAGGCAATCACAGATCCGGAGGTGAGCTGGAAGCTGGTGATCGGACCGACGATCGTGATGCCGGCCGGCACCGTGGTGGCCGACCAAGTGCCGCTGATGTTCCGGCCGCTGATCGAGGCGAACACAGTCGGGGTGACGACGGTGAGGCCGACATAACTGCCGGACTGAAGTGCGGTGGAGGTCACCAGGGCGAACCCGCTGTTCCCCATCGACAGCTCCATTGCCAAGTTGGAATTTGCGCTCATATGTCCCAAATCTTCCGAATCTGATTCTTAGTGAAAGTGCTCTCGAAGCGGGACCCTTGCCGATCTTCCAGTCGGCTGAATCCCTTCTTCACGTGGTCCTTGAGTTCGGCCTCGCGCGCAAAGCCGGTGACCCCGAAGCGGGCCACCGACTGGCGCTTCCACCGCTTCCCATCAAGGACAATGGAGTCGGTGCCCATCGGAGCGATCTGCTCGACGGTCCGACCGTTGTTCTCGAAGGTGTAGATCGGCATGTCAGTCTTCCATTTCGCCGTCGTGCATGGCGGCCATCTTACGCATGGACTTCTCGTCCATGGCTTGGCCGGCTTCCATCGCATCCTCGCCGGTCTTTTCGTACTCGGCGGGCATTCCGTTCACGCTCTTGATCTCGACGTAGGCTTCGCCGTTTTCGAGTTTCTTGAGCACGCCACGGACATCGTCCAGAAGCACTTCGTCGCCCACCTCGGGAGTGGCCTGCTGGCCATCTTCCGTGTCGGTGGAGAGGGCTTCGACCGGAATAGAAATCATGGGCGCATTGTTGTCGGCCTCTTCGCATCCGCAAGCGGAATGAGAAGGGGCACCACCAGTTGCCTGATGATGCCCCTTTGGGCCGACGGCAATCACCATGATGGTGGCCGTCTTGGGTCGCATGTTACAGCGTGGTCGAGGTCTTGGTCCGGTGGACGAGGTACCACGTCGGGTTTCCGGTCGAGCCGGTGTTGCCCGCGGCCAGACGGAGGGCGGCGAAGTAGAGCTTCACGCCGACGGTGACCAGCTGGTTGAGCGGGTCGCTCTTGTCCGGGGTGTCGGTGATCACGATCTTCGGGGAGAGCGGATCATCGCCGGTCAGGGCGGGGATACCGAACGACTCGTTGCCGAAGAAGAACGAGGCGATGATGTCCTTGCTGACGGCCAAGCCACCGCCCGCCGGAGTCGCCTGATAGATGAACTCATCGGCAGCGGTCGCGGAGCCGGTGCTGACGAACGAGTTGGTCTGGGTGACCACGCGGCAGCCGTAGATGGAGCCGACCTCGCCCTTGTAGAACGGCTGGCCCTTGTTGCCGTAGTTCGAGGCGTTCAACCAGTCGCTGTCGCGCATCAGGTCGCGGGCCACACGAGGATCGGTGGCGAGGACGTAGCTGCCGTTGATCAGCGGGGCGCGGTTGCGCTTGAGGCGGGTCATCGAGTCGAGGACCGCGGAGGCAGTCATCGTGGTGTTCGCCGCAGTGGTGTCGCTGTTCAGCGCAGAGAAGGTCTGCGTGGTCAGCGTGGCCGGGTTGCCGTACACCTTGATACCGCCGGAGGCAGCCGCGGTGTTACAGGCATCCGAGTTGTCGAACGTGCCAGCGCCCTCGGCCGCGGAACCGATCGAGGAACCGCTCGCGGTGAGGTTGGAGCCCACCAGAGTGTTGCGGATCACCGAGTCCACCCAGAGGGCCATGTCCAGACCGGAGGTCTTGGTGGCCTGCTGGAGGGAGTTGAACAGGTCGGTGGCACGGAGGATGTCGGTCAGACCGATCACCTGACCGTACTGGGCCAGCGACTTGCTCAGGCTGTTGAGCGCCAGGGCGCGGTAGTTGGCCGACGCGATGGGCGATCCCTCAGTCGCAATGGTCTGGACACCACTGATGCTGGGCGCGCCGAAGCGGAACATCGTGATGGCCTTGTTACCATTGTTCTTGGGGATCGGTGCCTTCATGGCGAACTGATCCAGGATGGTCTCCTGCTGAACGATGGAGAGCAGCTCCTTGCTGAAGTAGTTCTGGAACTGGCTTGTGAGCGTGGTTGAAGTAGTAACGGGCATATTTGAGTTGTGGTTGTGCTATCAGCCTTCGTCCCGATCGAACGCCCTCGACGCTTTCAATAGCGCCTCCCTCTGCTCCTTGAGGGACAGCTTGGAGAAATCCTTCTCTTCAGCCTTGAGTTGTCCGGGCGGAACGCTCTTACCGATAGCGGTCTTCTGCTGGAGCTTGTTGAGTTGTTCCTTCAGAGCCTTGTTCTCGGCCTCGATCGACTGCGCTTTGCTGGCGGTGTCCTGGAGCTTCATCAATTCCACTGCATGGACGAGTCCATCGGGCATTGATTGCAGCATCGGCACCCGCTGAAGAAGCTCGACGGTACGCTTGTACTCGGGGCTGTTCTGATCCTTCAACCAAGTCTCCTTCTCGGAGAGCCGGTGGAACGAATCAGTCCACGCCTTCGCGAACTTCTCCTGCTGCGCCTTCTGCTGCCGTTCGTTCGCAGACTTGCGGACTCCTTCGGCCTTGGCTCGCGCTGCCTTGGCCAATTGAGAATCGCCATCGGCTTCGAACTCCTTGGCCGCAGCCTCGTAGTCCTCCGCCGTGTAGCCCTTCTCATCTCGGAAGGAATTGGTCTCGGCAACCTTGGATTGCTCCCGTTGCTTCAGCCACTCCTCCCGCTCCCGCTTCACCGCTTCGCGCTCAGCCTTGAGGGCCTCCTTCTCAGCGTTGATCTGCTCCCAGGTCTTGGCCTTTCGGTTCTGTTCCTGGGCGAACTTGCTGCTCTTGTCCTTCTCCGCCTTCGGCTTGTCGCCTTCGGTCTTGGCCTCCTTCGAGGCTTCCGACTTCGCGCCTACTTCCTGCTCGCCACCATTGTCTTCTTTCCCGGCATTCCCCGCATCGGAGGAATCTTGCTCAGCAGGAGTCTTCTCAGTGGTTGGAGTCGTCTCCTTGGACTGGCTGTCGATATCGACACCGGAATCGAAGTCATTGGCCAATGCGAGCATTGCATCGGCGCTCATTGTTTCATCTGGCATGTTGTGCTTTTACTCGTTTGCTGGTCCGCACAGACCGGCAACCGCAACTTTGATCCTATGTGTTCGTGGCAGAATCCGGATCATCTTCCTGCCCCGTAATTGATTCCTGATCGGCCATCATCTCGATGACCTTCACAAGACTGGCCTGACCCATTGCAAAGCCCGATGAGTATTGCAAATGGTTTCGGTCTGTGATCGCCGAAGCGTTCTGCATGAGAACGGTGTTCAGCAGAGCGTCCCGGAATCGTTTGCCGGTGTCGCTCTTGAGAAAGGTGTTGAGGGCGCTCGCGTCCTCCTTCCTCCAAGGAAGGGGATCGACCCATCGTTGATGTCGGCCGAAGGCCCAGGCGGCGCGGACTCGCGTGAAGAAGGAGATCATATGGTCACCACGCCTTGCAGCTCCAGTGCCGCGGCGTGGTCTTGTCGGTAGCAGTATCGCAGTTGTGACGTGCGCGGAAGTTCTTTCGCCGCTCCGGGTTGTCCCGCTTGATCTCCATGTTCGGATCGCCGAAGCGCACCTTGATCACCGTGCCCTTCGGGTTCCGCACGTACACCGCCTTCTTCTTCTTCTCGCCCGGGGTGTAGAACGGCTTATTGAGGGCTACCTTCTTGCCTTGGTATTCAGCCATATCATTCCCCTGCGAACAGTGGCGACTCCTGGAGCTCGCTCAAGCTGGCCACCTTGTTCTTGCGCTGGAACTTGATCTTGGGCGGCACCCCCTCCTCCAGCTTCTGCATGCCGGACGGCTCCGGCTGCTCCTTGGGCGTGGCGGGGGCGACATTGATGTCGACGTAGGGGATTTCTTGGGGCGGGATCATGTTCTTTTTCGCCTCGAACTCACCGCACCAGTCGTTGGCATTGAGGGTAGGCCAACAACTCGGTCTCCCCGCGGGCGGGAACCTCCGGCAGGTCCCGTCCACGCAGTAGAACCGACAGTCTTTGCACGTCGTGGTAATGGTCATCACATCATCTGTTGTTGTTCAGGAGCCGGGGCCGGGCCGGCGGCGGCCGGCGGGGCCGGGGGCACCGGGCCCTGGGGCTGCAACATGCCCGTGCTCTCGAAGAACTTCTGGATCTCCTTCCGGAGCTTGCGCGCCTCGTTCGTCGCCACCTGCTCGTAGCCCTGCAACAGGCTGTCGATGCGTTGCATGAACGCCTGCTGGCTCACCGGGCTCAGCTGCTGGCCCTGCTGCATCGCCCCGTTCAGGTACTGCATCAGCACCCCGATGCGGCCCGCGAAGTTCTGGCCCGGCTTGGCCGGCACCGGAATGCCCACCAGCAGCGTCGGGATCGTCTTCGTCTCGTCCTCCAGCTCGTCCTGCTGCTTCTGGCCCGGGTCACGCAGGAGCCGCTTCACCAGACTCGGGTCGTCGAGCTCCATGATGCTCTTGTCGAGCTCCACCTGATCCACCCAGGGGCTGTTCATGAACAGCTGCTTCCGGTTGATGGCCTGCTGGATCATCATCTGCCGGCTCACCATGTCCATGCCGCCCTTCGGCTCCAGCTCGTACTGGTCATGCAGCGCCTTCGGGTCCGCCTCCAGCGAGTCCTCCGCGAACCGATACCGCAAGCTCTGGACATCGTACTGCACGTAGAGTCCCCACGCCTGCCGGTAGAGCTTGCCCAGCGCCATGCGGAACAGCCGGGCCCGGAGATCCCCGCTCTGCATCGCCTGCGCGTTGATGCTCTGGATCTCGGTCGCCGTCCGCCGGTCGCTGCCCCCGCTGATCGCCCCGGACATGCCGTAGTCCGGGCTGCCGATCCGGTTCTCCGCCACCGCCCGCGTCTGGTTCAGCTCCTGGTCGAAGCTGATCGGCGGCTGCGGCATCTGCACCGGGGCCACGCCGTACGGGAGAATCTGCCCCGGCTGGAACCGGAGGTTGATGCTGTTCGGGATCTCCCGCTCCGCCCGGAAGAGCGGCCGGTTGTACAGCGTCATCGCGTCGTGCTTGTGGTTCCACATCGAGGTCATGCTCAGCTCAAACGGAGCCAGGATCTCGCACACGCCCCGCGGGCTGAACCACCCCTTGTCCTTGATCTCGTACGGAAAATCCACGAACGGCAGCTGGCCATGCTCGTACGGGAGCTCCATCGGGTCCCGCAGATCCAGGTCCACCGCCGCCGGGCTGTACAGGTACACCTCCCACACACCGTCATCCCGCTTCCTGTATACCTCCCAGACGATAACACCGTCGGTGTTCGTGGTGTATGTTATACCCTCGCGCAACTGCTTCGCATCATCCTCGGTCGCCGCCCCCGGGATGTTGTCGTCCTCCTGCGGGTTGCCGCGGATCTTCTCGATCGTCTTCGAGTCCGCCTTCCAATCGAACTGCGCGGCCATCCGCTTGTAGGCCCCCACGCTCATCGGCATCACGTGCACCGCCCAGTCCGCATCCTGAAGGTCCACCGTGTACGCCGGCACCACGAAATACATCGGGTCCACCGCCTCGAACCCCACCCGCTTGTCGCCCGGGTTCCAGAAACACTTCATCACCCCGCGCCCGCTCATCAGCGTGTAGTCCACCCAGGAGAGCACCTCGTCCACGAAGTTGGTCTTCTCCCGGATCTTGTAGTTGAACCAGTCCTCCGCGACCTTCGTGTACGAATTGAGCTGCTGGCGCATCGGCACGAAGCTGGCCACCACATCCATGCCCAGCGCCTGCTGGAGGAAGAGCGGCTTCAGCTTCTCGATCGCCGTGTCGATCAAGGGCCAGTGCAGGTCCGCCGCCTTCGGCCACGGCTTGTTCGTCCGGCGCAACCCATGGTGCCGCAGCTCGTACCAGCGCGTCTGCCTCAGCTCCCACGGGCTCCGCTGCTCCACGGCCGTCTCGATCTGACCGTGCAACGCACTCCGCTGTTTGTCGCTCATCATATACGTCCCCCTCCTCTTACCCCCCGACATCACAACCAGCAAGCGCAACCCCCTCCGGCTCCACCGGTCCCACCTCATCCTCCATCCGCTCCAGCAGGCTCCGCCCGTCCTCCCCCAC